CTTGGGGTACATACCTGAGGTCAGTGGGATGACCCCCCACTGATTTCGCGCCATCTTCACTAGGGTCATGGCACACCTCTTGGCATTGGTCCGCGTGACCACCAATGCCGCCATCACTTTCTTTGCTGTTCGGGATGTTATTGTGCCACTGGTGGCCCGCCAGTTGGCCAAGCGCAATGCGAGAAAGAATGATGCCAAAGATGATTTGCGTGTGTTGAACTCGCATGCGGTCATCTCCACCCCCCTCCTAGAGTACCCTGAAGCCATTGGTCTGGAGGCCCGCAAGGGTCTCGAGCCGGTCGCCGAAGGGTCCAAGGCTCGATTGTTGCGCAATAACCATAAACGGTTTTGCGCAAAATGGGCCAGGGCGGCCAAGGCTCGGTTTGAGTTTGCTCGGATTTGCGAAGACAGCGCAATCAATAGGGCGGCTCTTCATCGCTGGCTGCTTTCCCAATGGAAGGACTTGAAGAATGGTAGCGGAAAAACGATGCCTCTCCATGTGTTGGATCTGTTTATGACAGATACGATCGATATGTGCTTTCTCCCTACCGACACGTTCGCTCAGAGTGAGTCGAAACGTGCCGTTAGGAAGAGAGCACGTATGGAATACTACAATGAGAGGAAGTTCGTTGAGGGTTGGAAATAGGGGTGCCTAGTTGCTGTAAGGGGGTATGATTCCGTCCCAAGATTTCACCCACCTGGCGTTGAGTGCAAGCAATTAGGTAGTGACAAGGGACGACGCAAGGAGAGATGTCTATTAATGGACATCACTAAGCCTACACCTGGGTTGTGTTTCACTCACAACAACTCAGTTCCAAACATCTTACGTGGATTGGGGGAACGCCTGATGATGGTGCCTAATGAACGCGGGGGGTTTTCTCCTCCCCCTGAGCCCCACACGTTCGACTTGGAGGAGTATCGCCGGTTAGTGCTGCGGAAAATGCCCAAGCATTTGGAGCCTCTTGAGCATGATGAATTCGTTATGTTATATGATGGTCCTAAACGCAAACGGTATATGGCTGCAGCACATAATCTCCTTGAGCGACAGCTTGAGGAGAAGGACTGGAAAATCCAACTTTTTATCAAGGATGAGACGATTTGTTCTTGGTCAAAAGTTGATCCAGCTCCACGCTTGATATCTCCAAGATCTCCTGAGTATTGTTTGGAAGTAGGTTGTTTCATCAAGCCTATAGAGCACTTGCTCTATAAAGCGGTTGCTCGAGTTTGGGGAGAGACCACCATTGCAAAAGGGTTAAATTTCAATGAACGCGGCGTGCTCATTAAGGAAAAGTGGGAGTCGTTTGACAACCCAGTTGCCGTAGGGTTGGACGCATCAAGGTTTGATCAGCATGTCTCTTATGAAGCGTTGCAATGGGAACATTCTGTTTATTTAGGGTGTTTTCCAAAGCATAGAAAGAGACTTGGTTGGCTGTTGGAGAAACAATTGCATAACTTTGGTGAATGCTATGTTGATGATCACAAGATATCCTACTACCGTCGTGGTGGGCGAATGTCAGGTGATATGAACACAGCATTAGGCAATTGTATGATCATGACAGGCCTAGTATGGGAATATGCCAGACAGTTGGGCATTACTGTTAAGCTGATCAATGATGGTGATGATTGCGTCGTGTTCATGGAGGAAAGAGATTTGGCCCTTTTTCAAGCGAGGTTGAAGCAGTGGTTTCGGCGTCGTGGGTTTACAATGAAGGTTGAAGAGCCTGTTCGTGTGCTTGAGCAGATTGAGTTTTGCCAGTGTCATCCCGTGTTCAATGGTGAACAGTACACTATGTGCCGCAATGTTCATAAGGCGCTGTTCACTGATGTGGTCCATGTGGGGCGGACTGCGGATGAAATCAAGGGTATCCGACAAGCAATCTCCGAGTGTGGGGTCGCTTGGTCGAGAGGTCTACCCGTGTTCTCATCCTTCTACCCTACTTTGGCCACTGGTGCCAAGAGTGTTGTTCCGAGACACTCTGGCACCTACTGGCATGCCAAAGGATGTACTTCTGGAAGCTCTGACGTTAGTGACAGGCCAGATATAGTTTTTTTCTGGCTTTTGGGTTGACGCCTCACGAGCAGATTGCCATCGAACAGTATTACACTGGGTTGCCACGCACCAGTTTCGATGGGCCCCAACCTGTAATCGAGTATAATCCCGTTTTACCACCCACACAATACCCGTTGTTAGTG